GCACGCTCGAAACGCGTCGCATTGCTGCAAGGAAAATCGCTCGTTGGATTAAGAGCAAGACAGGCGCCTATTGGGTGGATGAGGAGATACCTGACAGGCAGGACGAACCATATGTGTGGGTAAAATATTTCCTATGCATCTTAGTAGTCTGGGCTGTCATGATGGCCTTGTTAGTGGAGGGGGTCATCTCTTTTTGGCAAGCGTTGATTGCGGATTTTATGGGCTACTTAATTGCAGTTCTAGCTTGCGCTATCACGTTTTATTGGTGGAATGGTACGACTGTCCATAAGCCAATCTCCACTTTAGGCATGTCATCCAAAGTTGATTATGAAAATTACAACAACTTTGATGCCGTCGATATTAAATTGCGACGGCTTGATATGTTCTCCGGTTATAAATTCAACCGGACCGTAAGAGTGAGGTACCCTAGGTGGATGCTCACAACAGTCGAAAAACGGTTGATCTCCTATAACGCGGGATTAACCATTCCGGGTAACGTCCGTACTGTTTTGTCAGATGACTCAAATTGGCCCAAACTTGATGATAAGCATTATACCATGAGATGGCATGGTTACATATATGCTTGCGCAAAGCATTATGCGCATCTCAAGAATTTGGAGGAGTTGAAGATAAAGCGGGCCGCTATGGACGTGACCCCAACCTATCAGATTCTAAATTTTCAGCAGAGGGCTGGGCGCGCGGGCTATGGGAACCCGGGATCTACCACGCCAAACCAACTGCGCCTTTAGACTATCCGATAGGAGGTGGAATCTTGTGCACCACAAGGTTCGACTGGGATCTCAATGGATTTAGGTCTCGAGGGGGTGTGTTTTTGGACGTAGTGAAGCCGGGAGACGGGAGGTCTTTGGTTAACTCGTTCCATTTCACAGAAGAGCCTCGGACGACATTCAAAGAAGATCCAGTTTTAGTGGGGTGCTCTTTAGGTACCGGCTTTAAAATGCATGCCCTTATGCCGGACTCATTAGTTTCATCTGCAGTTAAGCGTCTGTTTGGAGTTAGGAAAGATGTGGACACCCATCAAAGTCTAATCAGGAACCAAATAGAAACTTTAAAACTCGCGGGATTGGATCGATTTATCGAGTGGTTCGTAGTGAAGCACAAGAAGAATCCAGATCACTTTGGCTTGCAGCAGATGTGGATACATGCTGCGCATCCAAAGAAGAAATTGCGAGAGGCTGTGGAACAGAAGTTTTTGAGGAAGGGATGGATGATTTCCGATGTAAGGAGGTACGTCGATTACAAATTAAAACCAGGCGAGTTGTTGCCACCTGATAAGCAGTTGCGTGCGATAGGGGAGATCTCGGAGAGCTCTGCTTTCGTTCACGGACCCTTAGCTGCGGACGATAAAGCGGCTTTCGGGGGGGAGTTCTTTGAGTACAGAGGCTGTGCGTTCACGTTCATAGAGGGACCTATGCCCTCGGAGCTGGATCGTGCAATCGATGCTCTCACTGTTCAGGCTTCTAGGTATAGAATGGTGATGATTTGTTATTCG